CTTCTAATAAAGAGAGTTGAGTATAATACTCCATATTTTTAATTCTTTTTTCTAAAGAACCAATATCTCTCATTGTATATCTTCTATTATCTTCAGCTTCAACATCAACGTCATCCGTTCTCAAAGTATAAGAAGGAACATTTACCGTTGCCATTAACATATGACCATCTAAATCTGCTGGTGATAATGGGTTTAAATCAGACGAACCTTTTACCGTTCTTAATTGGCCTTCTCTTGTCAAGAAAATTTTATCTATTCTGTTTAGATAAAATTCTAAATCTGAAGTAATATCTGAATTGAATTTTGGTATGTCAACACTTGAAGCACCTGTGCCATCATAAGACCTAGCGACTAAATCTGAAGTAATTGTACTGGCGTCATCTACTCTTGGTCTAAAATCTAAAGTGTCTCTTAATTCATAACTTTCACCTGTTGTATCTGAAACATAATTAGGTATTAATTCGTAATTAACAACACCTGAATATGAGTCAACATCAAAATAATCTCCAGAACCGTGAGAAAAGAAATCAAAGTTAACTAACAATTGACCTGTTGGTCTAATAGCACCTGGTTTTAATTTTAATCTACCAATGTCATAGAAGTTATCTCTTTGACCGTTGTCTAAATCAAATCTGTTTGTAATATCTGTATCTGAAGCACTTGCAGCTGAACCAAATCCACCAGACATATAAACATTATTGATTTTAAAAATATCAGCTTTGCCTAAACCTATTGTACCACTTTCAATTGTTTGTTGACTAGATATGTTTACCGTTTGAGCACTATTTAAACTTTTTGTTTTAGAACCTGCAACCGCTCTACTGACCGTTGCAATAATTTTAATTTTATGTCCAGCAAAGTTAGCACCAAAATCTAGGTTTAAAGTTTTACCTGTAGGTGAACCTGTTAGATTGAATATTGAATCGCCTTCGTGATTACTACCTGTTAAGTTTAGTGTATCTCCAACTGCACCAGTAGAACCTGAACCGGTAGTCATAACAGATACAGAGAAGTCACTATTTGATAATGAAGCAAATGTTTCGTTTGTACCCGCTGAAATAGTTGCGTCACCATTTGAAGATAGTGTTGAAGTAAATTGTCTTCTTACTTGAAAGTTAGTATCAGTTAAACCAGAGTTAGAAGTTGTTTTTAAAGTCTTGATTGTTTTATATGGTAACTTAAACAATAAAATATTGTTTTCTGGTTTTTGTAATTTTGCTCTTTTTCTTGTCACAACGGTAGCAGTTGATACATCAGCAGCTCCCACATTGGCAGTTAAAGTTGCTTCTGCTTGTGAAACTATATTTTTAATTACTGCATTAACGGTAACACCGGCGTCATTTGTAAATGATATATTATCATTGATTTTTAAATCAACATTAAAGTTTGTACCTTTACCTAATAGTTGTGCCGAACTATTTGCAATAGAAACGTTACCTTGAATATTTACGTGTTGAGAAAACGTAGCAGACAAATCAACATCAGCTGTATAAGGAGGTGTTCCTGGCATACCAATTTGTTTAGTTGATGATATATCTTTTGTTATAACACCTCTTCTACCTAAAGAATCTGATTGAATATTTGCTGAAGCACTTGACGATTGACCTGTTACCGTTTCTCCTGCAATAAATGTTCCTTGAACATTAGATAAAATTAATACTCCGTGTAATATTGTAGGTGGTGATGTGTATGAGGTAACATTTACTGCGTCTCTACCACTAGCACTATACAATTCAAAAGTATTTGTTGTAGCATTTCTAACTGAATAAATTCCTGGAGTATATGCTGAACTATCTACTTGAAAATCGCCACCTGATAAATTTATTTGTTGACCATCTACTAATCCGTGGCCGTTTAATGTCACAACACCTGGACTTGCAACACTAATTGCTGAAGCCGGAGAAAATGTGTGGTCTACTGATATGAATTGAACAATACCACTTGCGTTAGAAACTGCACCATTAACAATTTCACCATCTGTAAATTGCATAACAGGCATACTTGTTAAATTTAAGTGTGTAAACATTTCAACATCAAAAATATAATGACGCCAAATACCATCTGTATTAAATATGTCATTAGTTTCAGAACCACTTACATATTGGAAACCTCTACTCTTAGCACGACCAATTTGTGGAACATCAAAACCTACAACTGCATTTTCTGTACCTCTAACTGAAGTTGCTCTGTCGTATAAATTAATTGCTTTAAAAGGTTCTACATCACCAGAAACAAATCCTACATCTGGCGAACCATAAACATTATTGACATTAAAATAATTATCTACTTCAAATCTTGTTTTGTTATTATTACCTGTATCAAAGTCTCTTGCTTTGTCTATATCAACAAAAGTTGTACCTAATCTTTGTGATTCATAACCGTTTACGTAAGCTTTAAAAGGCGATACACCTATTGCTAGTTTAGTTGCAAGACCACCATCAGCTGCTGAAAAAACTCCTCTATTATCACCAGAGGCTAAATGTTCTCTAACATCATAATCAGGATTAGTTAAAACATAATCACCTGATTCGTCAAATGTTCTTCTAGCTAATGTTTCTTCTAATATGGCATACTCGGTCTCTCTGACCATAGTTTGAATAACACCATTATCAACTCTTGATATTTCGTAAAAATTATTATCATCAGCAGAAGCTAAAGTTTTCTTTGTTAAACCTAATTGTATTTTAAATCTATGAGCACCTGGAGCATTCGTGTTTGATACACCTTGAGCATTATCATTTAAAGTATTGTCATCATTAGGTGTCACAAAACTTTCTGTAATTGTTAAACCTATTCTGTATGATGGTGTGTTTGTGTATTTGTCTAATACTAAAGTTGAAGTATCAACACCTACAAAAAATCCATTTATATAATAAGTACCTGCTTGTATAGCTGCAGCTGAACCAATGTGTGTCGTAGCAACAACGCAAGTCGGAGTACCTGAACCATCTGAAGTTAATGTTTCTCCGTCTGTAAAAATTATTGAAGTATTATTAGTACCAGCTTTATTATACTTTACAAATAAAGTGTCGGGGTCTGTACCATCTGTAGCAGAAACACCAACTACTTTTGCTGTCACACCTGAAGTACCACCTGTTAGTGTAGTATTATTATAATCGCTAAGTGATGAAGCTGATTTTGAAGTTAATTTTATTGATTCGTAATTAGTGTCAATAGAAACTTGACCAGGAATAACCATAGCTCCTTGTTTGAACATATGGTCACCAAATTTTTCAATTTGGTTTTGTAAAATCGTTTGTGATTGTGTTAACTCTCTCGCTTGTACGGCAAATGCTGGTCTAAAAAGTATTCTATGAAACTTTTTACTTTCAGCAAAATCATCATAATAGGGCGATAAGTTAAAATCAGTTGGACTTGGCATAGTCTGATATCCCCTTAAAATTCAATAATCAGTTTAATATTCTCTGTCTGGTCTGCCGCTCTTGTTATTGGCGCTCTGTTTTCTACGTATAAAACATCACCTGAATCGTGGTCTAATTCTGGCACAGAATATCCTGAATTGAATACTACATTGTTCGTTGTTGCTGAATGACTAGTATCAGGTGTTGCGCTGCCTGAAGTCGCTCCGCTGATTACGTTAGCTGCACTAAAGGCTACTTTATTTCCATTTGTATCAATACCTTCATTTGAATGTCTTGTTTGAACATAATATAAAATTGCATTTGTAGAGTCCCACTCTACAACTTTACCAACTGCACCTGTTGTTGCTTGTGTAATTTTATCATCAATTGCAAAACTTCCAGATACACCTGTTAATTTAATAGCAGACGTAGCTCTTAATGTTGAAGCACTTGCAGCTGAACCACCCGATTTAGGGTCTTTAATCATACATACTCTTCTAAAGTCATTAGCTACTGAAACGTCACCAGAGTTTGCTGATTCTGTTCCTTCTAAACTTGTATTAGTCATTACAAAGAAAGCACCGATTTCTTCTATTGCGTTAAAACCGTGGCCACCTTTTGGAGGAATAATTACATCTAATTCTGCACCAACTAAATTAGTTGCACCAGCAGCTACTATTTGAGCATTACTGATTGTTGCAAAAGTATAACCTGTTCCTGCTGTGGTCACCGTTACCGCTGTGACTGCACCTGAAGTAACCGTGACTGAAACTTTACCACCAGAACCATCGCCTCTAATATCAATGTTTGTGTGTGTACCATCAGTACCACCAGAGCCGGCAGTTTTAATTTTGATAATGTCAATTGCGCCATCTACTGCGTTTGATGAAACTGAAGTATTTGTTGATACTGGCATAAAATCTGTTGAAAGGAAATTTGATTGCTCTGAAGCAGAAAGTGTGTACATATATTTCCACTTATAACCATCAGCAGTTGATAGAATTGTTGAAGCATTTGTGCCAGTTGGTTCTACCGTTGAAGCTGTGTTATTGTCATTATCTAAACACTTGTAAACATTTCTAGCAGAATTCATTACATAGAAACTTGCGTCAAATATATTAAATACACCACTATTAGCCGATTGTAGAGTAGTTGTGCCAGTTATTCTTTCTCCATAATCGTGTCTATAAATGTCATAAGTTGTACCTGTGACCCAATTTCTTCTAGGTGCTACAAAAGCAACATCTGTTGCTGTAATTTTCTTAGCAGCCAATAAATCATCATAAGTAAATGATTCTGAATTTATGTTATCTGCTGGTGTAATAGGTAATACATCTGTACCTAAATTATCTGTTCTACTATCACCTCTAGTTGATGTAGTAAATGGTAAAGACCTACCAATACCTAGATAATATACGTTTCCTGCAGCTTCAGAAAAAGATTCCTGAAATTGCTTGGAATTGTGTATTCTAAACTTATTTGTTATAATTGCTGGCATATTTGTTTTCCTTAATCAATATTTATAAGACTTCTCACTATGTTATGTTAATTGTTCCGTTCATACCGCCGTGTGCTGTACATTGGTAATAAAGAGTTGCTGGAGTATCCATAGATACGTGAAATATGATTGCTCCTGAATTAGCTGCATTATTGGTAACTCCTGTATTATAAGCAGTACCACCGGTTCCTGTTGTTGATTGTATTCTAAATGGGTGTGAACCACCTGAATTATTAATAAAATAGTATGTATTACCTTTTTTCAAGTGTAAAGTAGGGTTATCACCTGAAGTTGAAGGGAAACCTGCACCTGTAAATAGATAAGCACTTGAACCGTTTGCTGTGACTAGTAATTGTGAAACTGGTGTTGTTGCTTGTACCCAAGCAGAACCATTATAAACTAATGTGTGACCTGCAACCGGTGATGAATTGGTTACATCTGATAAATCATTTAGAGCAGAAGCGCCACCAGTAATAGTAATTGTTTTAGTTGCACCTGAACCAGTAGCGGTTACAGCAGAACCTACAAAATTCAATGTTGAAGCTGCTGTTGATAATGATGAACCTTCTTCTTGAATTGTTAGAGAAGACCCACCTGATTCAGCTGATGGTTCAAAACGACCATTTCCTGATACCCATTTTAGAACATCACCATTTGAAATACCTGTTATGGTTACGTTAGTGTGTCTTTCAACACCATCATTCTCTGTTAACAATCTTATATAACCTGATTGTGAAGCAACGTAAGGTACTAAACCTGTTTCTTCAAGAGCAAATAGTCCTGAATAATTTGCGTAATTAGGAAAACTTGCAAAGTTAGCAAAGTTACCTCTGACTTTAGAACCTGAACCTGTTGTATCAATAGTACCTGTTCCTGATAGTGAAGATGTACCAGATAGGTTAAAGTTTCCTGCTGATGATAAAGTACCACCTAATGAAATTGAACTATTACCAATTGTAATACTAGAGTTAGCTAAATTAGCATTTGTAATTCCAGCAGAACCAGATAAATCAGAGTTTGATAAATTTGATACGTTTAGAGTTACCGTATTACCTGTAACCGAACTTGATACTGAACCAGTACCTAAAATTGATAATGTTTCACCTAAACTTACAACATCTGTTGTTGACGTATTATCTCTAATTGTAAAACCAGAATTTGTTAGTGAGTTATTTCCAATATTTGTAAATGTGTTTAAAGACCCATTCATTGACTTATTAGTCAAAGTTTGTGTTTGGTCAGTTGAAGCAAAATCTGTTCCAGTTATTGCTGTATTGAATTCTGTTAGTGTACCTGTGACGGTATTATTAGTTAATGAGATTGACTTATTTGTAAGAGTTGCCGAAGCAGTTGCTGTTAATACTGAAGAGTTAACTGATATTTGTAATTTACCACTTGCTATAGCAGTATCAATACCTAAACCACCAGTCACCGTAATAGGTTGACCAATGTTGGCTCTTAAAACCGTTGATGTGTCATCTGCAAAATCAATGTAAGGTTTTAAGTTAGTACCATCACCAAGATTCGTGTAAATCTCGTTGAAGTTATTGTTAATGATAGTACCACCGGTACGTAGGTTTGAACCTGTTCCGTCATTCGGTGAACTTCCTAAATTTAGTGTACTTTTTGGCATATTTAAATCTCTCTACTATTTATAATCATTTCTATGGCGTTGTGTCATCAAACGTAGCCGTTGTTTGGCTGAAGTTAGTTATAGTGTTAGAAAAGTCGTTTTTATTTGTTCCAATCGTAGCAGGAATAGCAAAATTAGATTTTAAATTTCTACCGTCTGCTGTTGAGGTTGCAATAAAAATAGCTGGTTGACCATCTAAACCTGTTTTAGTACCAATGATTTTTATATCATTAAACGTCTGAAAGTTAAATCCTGCACCGCTGTATATACTTTGAATATGTTTATTTAAAAAAGTATATCTTGGTCCTGCGTATGCGTGGCCTGATTTAACAAGAAACGTACCATTTTTACCTGCTATTAATCTTCTTACTCTACTTAAATAATCTATTTCTAATGGTGGTGTTCTTAAAGTTAAATCTCTAGTACCTGAAGTGAAATGGTCGTGAGTTTGTGTGTCGTTATCTATTTGTCCACTTGTATGTGCATTTGGTCTTAATGAAGTACCATCTGAAGCAGTACCTAATCTTCTACCAAAAATAGTAGAGAATAGAGTATTGAGAATTGACATCAATGGACTATCAGATACACCTGAAATAGAACCAGTAATTGGTGATTGTGTTTTAGCATTTAATCTAGTAGCAACGTTTACTTGACCTGTAAAATAAAAACCTGAAGTGTGCATAGTTTTTTTGAAACTATCTCTCCAAGCATTAATAGATTGACCAACTTTAATTACATAAGAAAAATCTTGATAATACAAACTATCTTGAATCTTCATTGTACTTTCTGAAAGTTTACCATCTTCATTAATAAACGCACCATCTGTATCGGTAACTGGTACAACATTTACTGAAGCAGTTGCTATATTAATTTTTTTGAACTTACAAGTACC